ATTCAATAAGTGATTCTCTATATGAGGATTTTACTAAAATAGTTGAAGATAAAATGTATAATAAATCAAAAATAATAGAAAGTCTAATAAAAGACTGGGTAAATCAAAATAAAAAATAATATGGAAGTGAAAACAACAGAAGGTATGAATTTTTATGTAGTCCGTACACAAGGAAACCGTGAAAAATCAGTTGCAGAAAAAATTAAAAAAGAAGGAGAAACAGGAGATCTTACTGGTAAAATAGGACAAGTTCTTGTTCCACTTGAAAAGTCAATGTTCTTAAAAAACAATAAGAAAGTAGAGAAAGAAACTATTATGTTTCCAGGTTACATTTTTATGGAAACCAATTCACTTGGTGAGTTAAAATACTTTCTTAAAGGAGTTAAAGGTGCAACAGGATTCTTAGCTGAAAGAAATGGTGATATTCAATCATTAACAGAAGCAGAAGTAAACAAAATGATTGGTAAACAAACTGAATCAATGAATAAGAAAATTGAAAATGTTTTTGTTGTTGGTGAAGAAGTTACTATCAATGAAGGACCATTTGCTACAATGAAAGCAACTATTGATAAAATTGAAGATCAAAAAGTAATATTGGCAGTATCTATCTTTGGTAGAAAAACTCCACTTACTTTAGAAATGCATCAAATTGATAAAAAACATTCATAGTGATGACACAATCTGAATTCTTATCTAAACTAAATAAAGCAGCAAATACAATTGCAAGAGGAAGTGTTAGAGGTTCAGCTAATTATATAACTGTGTCAAAACAATGGTATGATTATTTTAATAATACAAAATCAGAAATGAGGAAAGAGAAAATTAATAGGATATTAAATGCAGGAGAAGAATAAAAGAGAAGAGTTAATAGACTTACTTAACTCTGTTGTAGAACCAAATGGTACACCATACTTTTCAAAAGATTGGATAGTAGAAAATATAATGGGAATAAAGGATAAATCAAGAGAAAGAAAGAAGAAAATTAAAAGAATATTAAAAGATGAATAAACAAGATAGATACGATAGAGTATATCTCAATATGGCAACTGAATGGGCAACTCTTTCACATTGCACAAGAAAACAAGTAGGTGCTATAATAGTTAAAAATGGTATGATTGTATCAGATGGTTACAATGGAACACCTACAGGGTTTGATAACACTTGTGAGACTGATGAAAATGAAACTAATTGGTTTGTTATTCATGCAGAAGCCAATGCTATCTTAAAGTGTGCTAAACATGGTCAATCTTGTGATGGTGCAACATTATATCAAACACACTCACCTTGTAAAGACTGTTCTAAATTAGTTCTTCAATCAGGAATTAAGAGATTAGTTTATCATGAAGATTATAAAGACATTACAGGTGTAGAGTTTTTAAGAGAAGCAGGAGTAGAAATAGTAAAAATATAATTATGTTTGATAGTATAATAAATAATCCAATACAAGTAAGTAAATCACATTTGATTCCTGTTAATAATCATAGTTTAGATGCTGTTATACAACTTATAACTAATTGTAGAGATTTAGGTATAGGAGTACAATATGCCACATTTGATATATCATTATGGTTAAATGATTTCTTAGTTAATAATTATTCAAAGATAAAGTATGTAACAGCTCTACCTCGATTTACATTAGAATATATTGAGAATGATAGACCACACTCAAAAATTATTGATTGTGAACCAATTCAGTTTGATGGTGATGATGAATTACAAAAGTTTTTTGATGGTAAAGATGGTAGAACATTAGTTATATATGTCATAGGTAAGTATATTGATTTGAAAACACTTAAAGTGTTTTATAGAATGAGATATGCTGATATAACTGAGAAGTATGAAGAGAGAGAAATGAAAATAAATAAAATATTACAATAATGGAACTAATTACAACAAGAGTATGTATGGCCTCACAAATAGGAGTACATGGGAATTTATTTGGTGGTGAAATGCTAAGTATTCTAGATGAATCTGGTGCGGTCTATACCTGTCAGATTTGTGACACACCAAGAATGGTTACAAAGAAAATTGAAGAAGTAATTTTTCAAAGACCAGTTAAGACTGGCAACTTAATTAAGATATATGGAAGTGTTGAGAAGATAGGTAATACATCTATCACAATCAATCTTGAGGCAAGAAAACATAATGTTTATACTGGAGTTCAAGACTTAGTTTGTTCAACCAAAATGGTATTTGTTAGAATTGATGATGAAGGAGCACCAGTGCCAATTTCTGAGAGAGTTAAGAAGAGATATGATGATAGAGTTAAATTGTTTGGTAGAGGTTTACTAACACCAGAGGAAATGATTATAGAGAGAAATAAAAGAAAAGAGGACAAATAGTCCTCTTTTTATTTATAGTTCATAAAATGTAGTGTAAACATCATCATAGACTTCCCAAACACTATCTTCATCAGTATTTGTAATCTTTGAAACATTTTCTACAAATTCATATTTTGTTTCTTTTGTCATATCTGCATCTGGAAAATAAGGTTTTTTATTTTCATCACAATCTTCTACTTTTAATAAATTCTCAAATGCTTGTTTAATAGTAATTTCATTTTTACTTAATTGATCCAAAGTTGTATCAATAAAATTGTCAGCAGTATTACATAATGTTGAGAAGAAGTGATATTTCATAGTGTTTGATTTTGTTATACAAATATATGGTCATTTTTTGACATCACCAAATTATTTCAGTAATTCATTTAATTTATAATCTCTCATATCAATTAAACCAAATATAAAATCTTGTACTTTCTTTTGTGCAACTACTTTAGCTTGATCTAAAGTTTCATATTCAGTTCTGTCAGATGCTGCAGTATTATCTATGTGCATATAAATTGTATATCCAGTAGATTTACCATTATCATCATATTTTGTATGTATGTCAGCTACTTGATGTCCATTTAACATACCATGATAGTAAACATAATCATCTACTAATTCAACATATTCTTTTTTCCAAATTATTTCTTTTAGACTAATCATTTTAATATCTGATTTATTTTTTCATTTCTTGCCATAACTAATTTAATTCTTACTTCTTCTTCTTTATATAGTTGTAACATATAACTTTTTGTCACTGTTGCAAAGTAACCATTAAAACTACCTTTGTTAGGATTATAGTGAGTTTTCTTAGATAAGACTAAGTTTACAAGTTCATTAATATCAATATGTTCTGCAATTTTTGTTTTTCTTGAATAAAATCCAAGACATTTAATGACTAAAGCTTTTATCTCACTATCCATTTAATAACTTTTTTAATTTGTAATCTCTTAAATCATCTGTATATAGAAAATCCAATTCGGATTCTTCAAACCAATGAGGTGGTCTATTAGGTAGTAAATAAAAATCATTAGGATATATTATATTATCAATATAATAAATATTTATATCATCAACAGACTTACATTTAGTTATAACACCTTTTTTACCTTTTAATTTTTCACTTTCTCTGGTTATAATTACAACCTGATTACCCTTTGAGAACTTGAAATTGTTTTCTGTATTTGAATACTGCAAGGTCTTTAGCTTTAGCTTCAATCTCTGTATCAAAGTCAAGACCAAATGTTTTAATTTCTTCATAAATGTAATCTGCATGTGCTGTATTTTTACCTGATGTATCTTCTAATGTTTTTGGTGAACTCATATGAGTTAGAACTCTTGTATTCCAAGTAGAGTGTGCCAACCTTAGAGCTTCTTCCATAGTTTGGTCTTGTGGACCATAGTTATAGTGATGTTGGTCAAATGTAATTGGAATACCAATAACTTGGTGAACCATTTCATGTAACATCTTAACTGAGTATTGATTACCACCATCATCATTCTCTACAACTAACCTTTTCTTACAAGACTCTGATAAGTTTTCAAACTGATCTTTTTTAGTTTTTCCTTCATTTATACCCATTGAAAGGCAACAATATCCTATATTTTTCATGTTACAAATATACAAAAATATATTAACAAACCAATTATAGATAATTAATTTTAATATATACATTATGAAAATACAAAGATTTAACCAATTTATTCTTGAAGCACAAGATGATGCTCAAGTACAAGCTCAAGCACCAGAAGGACAAGCTCAAGCACCAGCAGAACAAACACCTATGGAAGAACCAGCGGGTGAATTTGCAGAAGTACAAAATGATACACCTGCATCATATGTTGACTCACTTTTAATCTCAATGAAAAAGAAGATAGAAAAAATGTTTGAGGAAAATGGAGATGATGAACAAGCTGAGAATGAAAATGATATTAAGAAAGCTAAATTAAATAAGAAACGTAATGGTAATAGTCCAACTTTCAAAGAGTTTAATTTAAGACTTGAGAGTTGTGAAGTAGCAACACGTTCATTACTTAATGATACATTAACAGTTAAATTCTCTGATGATGAAAACTGGTATAACCTTTTAGTATCTATTAATATGAAGAATGCTATTCCTAAAGATAAGACTAAAGACTTCTCTGTAAAAGACATTAAACAATGTTTTATTAAGTTCAAAAAATATGATAATGAAACTCAAGAAGTTATTGGACAAATAACAAGAAATACTGATCCAAATACAATAGATGAAGAGTTTATTGTTAATCTTAAAATTGAATTAGATGACCAGTTTGGTGATGAAGAAGAATTTGAAATAGAAACATAATGATTAAAAAGTATATTCAATTTATTAATGAAAATCATGATTTACCTGAGTTAAATTCTTTTGATGAACTAGATGAGATATTAGATAGATCAGGTTTTGATTATAATTCAAGACCTTTAACAGATAAAGAAAAAGAACTTCTTGATGAGTATTGTAAAAGATTTGAATCTAAATTTTTATTAACACATGAACAAATTAATGAAGTATTACTTGATTTAGATTTAATTGATAACCTAAGTTTTGAAATAACAAATATTTTAATTAAAGTTGTTGATGGTAAAGATGTAACAAGTACAGACTTTAATTACAGAAATGAAGTAAGAGATGATGTAAGAGGTTTAATTTCAATGAAAAGATGGTATAATAATTTTATTGGTGAAATGGTTAGACCTGCACACTCAATAATTATTCAAAAAGATCCTAAAACACCTTTTGATAATGAAGAAGTATATAAGTATCTTGAGATGGTAAAAGAAACCTTTGAAGAGATGTGTGAATGTAATGTAATACTTGATAAAGGTGGTAAATATTCAATGCAACTTAGAATTGAATATCCTGAAACTACAATTGAATAGGGAACATGTTACATTTAATAAATAAGTTATGTTAAATATAGTAACCAATTATCAAATCTTACAAGAGTTCAAGAGATCACAATACTTCAAAGTTAATCTTGGATTAATTCCAACTGTTGAAAAGAATGGAACCAGAAAATTTAATGACAATGACCAATTTGCATTTAGTTACAATAATGCGTATAATACTACTATCTATGGTCAGGGTAATATAGGTAATATAAAATTATACACTGACCATTATATTACAGATCCTATTTTTGTAGTTTATACAATGGATTTTGAAGAGTTTATATTTGACTTTGATAGAATTATGTTGAGAGATAAGGGTATTGATAAATACTTAGGTTTTATAATAAAAACTGTTGAGGAACAATATGATGCAAGAGTTGAAGCAAATGAATTAAAGAAGAAAGAAGAGAAACCTTTAGGTAATGCAGAAAATATATTTGCTAATCCAGGTAATGTAAACTATGAAGACTTAAAAGAATATCTTAAAAATAAAAATAAAGATAGGTACTCATAAAAAGTTATAAAGAATCTTATAAATCTCTATTTTATCTTCATCTGGTAAATCATCAAAGTTTTGAGCATATTCTAAATCTTCATCAAATATATTTAGGTATATTCTTTTGTTGCTTTGATTCCATTCAATACTATCAAATTCTGCCATACTTAATGGTAGATTAATAACTAACTCTGGTGTACCATCACCTAAAGTTTTAATTAATATTTTAACCTTTTTTCTTATAACAGAATTAAATATTTCTTTCATAGAGTATATATAAAAAAACCCAGTAATAATTACTGGGTTTTAATTTTGTTACTCTTCTGAAACATCTTCATAACTAACATCCTCAATGTTGTCTCCTTCATTTACAGGTTGTTCAGGTTCTGATTCTGATTGTTGGTAAAGTCTTGTACTAATACCACCCCAAGTTTCATTTAATTTATTTGTAGCTTCATCAACTTTAGTCACATCTTTTTGAGAATGTGCTTCTTTTAATGTTTCTAAATCAGCTTTTAAAGCATCTCTATCTTCATCAGTTAATTTTTCATCAAACTCTTTAATTTGTTTTTCAGTTTGGAAGATTAAGTTGTCTGCACTATTAAGTTTGTCAACCAATTCTCTTTCAATTCTGTCAGATTCTGCATTGGCTTCAGCATCAGCTTTCATTTGTTCAATCTCTTCTTTAGATAGTTGAGATCCACCTTCAATTCTGATTTTGTTTTCTTTTCCAGTTGCTTTATCTTTTGCAGTTACTGATAAGATACCATTAGCATCGATATCCAAAATTACCTCAACTTGTGGGATTCCTCTTGGTGCAGGTGGAATACCATCTAAGTGGAATCTACCTAAAGAACGATTGTCTCTTGCCATAGGTCTTTCACCTTGAAGACAATGAATCTCTACAGATGATTGGTTATCAGATGCAGTTGAGAATGTTTCACTTTTTCTTGTAGGGATAGTTGTGTTAGCCTCAATTAATTTAGTGAATACACCACCCATTGTTTCAATACCTAATGATAATGGAGTAACATCTAATAAAAGAACATCACTAATACCACCATTTAATACTGCACCTTGAATAGCAGCTCCTAATGCAACAACTTCATCTGGATTAACAGATTTGTTTGCTTTCTTACCAATGAATGTTTCAATGGCTTCTTGAACTGCTGGGATTCTTGTAGAACCACCAACCAAGATAACTTCATCAATATCACTTGTATTTAATTTAGCATTTTTAAGAGCACTCTTAGCACAATTAATTGCTCTTTCAACTAATGAACTTGTCATTTGGTCAAACTTAGCTTTAGTTAATTGCTTAACAAAGTGTAATGGTTGATTGTCTCTTGAAGTGATATAAGGAAGATTAATATCAGTTTGAGAAGAAGAAGATAATTCAATCTTAGCTTTTTCAGCAGCTTCTTTTAATCTTTGTAATGCCATTGTATCTTGAGATAAGTCAACACCACTTTCAGATTTGAAATCTTCAATCATCCAGTTGATAATAGCATTATCAAAATCATCACCACCTAAGTGAGTATCACCATCAGTAGATTTAACTTCAAATACACCATCACCAATTTCTAATACAGACACATCATGAGTTCCCCCACCACAGTCAAATACTAAGATTTTAGATTCTGTTTGTTTTTTATCTAAACCATAAGCCAATGCTGCTGCTGTAGGTTCATTGATAATTCTTTCAACTTTCAAACCAGCAATTTCACCAGCTTCAATAGTTGCAGTTCTTTCTGCATCACCAAAGTAAGCAGGAACTGTAATAACTGCTCTTGTTACTTCATGACCTAAATAGTCTTCTGCAGTTTTTTTCATTTTTTGTAGAATCATTGCAGAAATTTCTTGTGGAGTATAAACTCTATCATCAATTTTTACACCTGGTACATTCTTACCAGTTTTTTCTACTTTATAAGGAACTCTTTTTGCTTCATCTTTCAATGAAGAATAATCTTTCCCTATAAATCTTTTTATTGAGAAAACAGTTTTTTCAGGATTAGTAACTGCTTGTCTTTTAGCAGGATCTCCAACTTTTCTATCTTCTTTTGTGAATCCTACAATTGAAGGTGTAGTTCTTTTACCTTCTGAGTTTGAAATTACAATTGGCTCACCACCTTGTACAATAGCAATAGCTGAGTTGGTAGTTCCAAGATCAATTCCTACGATTACATCATTTTTGTTCATAACTTATTTAATTTATTTTTTGTGATTAATAATATTCAATTTTTGTACCAAAGTTTATTATATGACAAAAGGTTCATAAAAATATATGATTGGTTTTTAATACTGACTATTTGTCAGTTTTTTTTATTACTACATTATTATATAAATTATTTCAAAAAAGTTTATGGTATAGACAGATGTAAGTCTATTTAATATATACAAACAAATATAATAAAAATTTATGAGTTCTGGTATATACAATATAAGGAATATAAAAAATGGTAAAATTTATATAGGCTCTGCTATCAATATTAAAAATAGAGGTCATGTACATATAAATGAACTTGAGAATAACAAACATCACTCAAAACACCTACAACACTCTTGGAATAAATATGGTAAGAACAATTTTGTTTTTGAGGTAATAGAATATACTGATGTACAAAATCTATTAGAAAGAGAACAATTTTGGATGGACTTTTTTCAGTCATATTTTGACTATAATGGTTATAATATATGTAAGGTTGCTGGTAGTGTATTAGGTCTTAAACATAGTGATTATAGTAAAAAGAAAATGAGTGATGCTAAAATAGGTAAAGATTCTTGGAATAAGGGTAAGTTAAATATCTACACAAATGAAACTAAAAAGAAAATGAGTGAAGCTAAAAAAGGTAATACTTGGATGCTTGGTAAAAAAGCATCCAATGAAAGTAAAAGAAAAATGAGTGAAGCTAAAATAAATAAAAAAGCATCTGATGAAACTAAAAAGAAAATGAGTGATACTCGTACTGGAAAAAAACAAAGGGGTAAAACAATTATAAACTCTAAAGGTGAAACTTTTAATCATATAGAAGATGTTTCAATAATCTATAATTTATCTATTAGTTATTTATATAAAATACTGAAAGGTCATAAAAAGAATACAACTGATCTATCTTACCTAACCTAATAGTTTGGTTAAATTAACATTTCTATTAATTAATTTATCACCACCTAATTTAGTTCTAATGTGTTCTTTTGAGAACTTGTAAGATCTACCATCAGATAAACACTCTGCAATGATAGGATATTTTCTGTTTCTTGTTTTAATATCATAAATTTTGTAAACACCATTCTTACCTTCAAAGGTCATTCCAAGAATGTTTTGTGTGAAACCTAATGATTTACAAATTGCAGTGTGAACATTACTTACTTTTTCATTTTTCTCTAAAGTTGTAACTTTCATACTTGTTGTGTAGTAAGCACTATTAAAGGATATACTACCAAATGCAATAGTTACATTTTCTTCTTTAGCAATTGCAGCAATAGCTTTATTAATTTTGGCTTGGATTTTATTAATCTTAGTGTCTGTTATCATAAGTATCTCTGTTTTGTTTTACAAAGATACAAATAATTTTTAATCCAACAAACTATCCAACAAACTTTTTGCAACTAAATACCGCCATTTTGCATTTGCAATCTAAATTCAGTTATTAGTATAGAAAGTATAGATTGCAAAGATAATATTGTCTATCACTTAAAACTTTTGTTGGTTTACCATTAAAATCTTCTTTAACTAATTTAGTATTAGTCTTTAATTGTTTCTGTAATGAAAGAACAAATGAATTATGACCATCATAAGCTCTAATTTTTTTGTTTAACTCTACTTTCTCTGTTATTTCCATATGCTGTTTAATTTAAGTTTGCAAATATATATAAAACTTCATTAGCAATTTACATATAATAATAAAATATTTATGAATATATATGAAAATTACAATAACACCAGAAGAGATAATTAAACGTTGCCTTTGGGACACATACGTTTACTATGTTGTTGGTTCTGAAAAAGAAGCTGAAAGAATGCTTAAAGAAAATTTAGAAATTGAAGTATCTGAAAGAGATGCATTAGTTATGGGTTTACTTAAAATAGTGGAGACTACAAACTTAATACATAGATTTAATACTCATGTTACAGAGTTCTTAACTAATAAATCTATAAAGGATCCAAAGAAAGATGGATTACTAATTAGAAAGAAAACTTTAGACTTAGCTATTGATAAGTTCTTAGATAAGTTTCCTGACTATTGGGAACCTAATTCTGCTTGGGTTAACTCATTAAAAGAATTGGTTATCTATATTGATGGAATGAAAGTATTGGTTGAAAAACTAGAAATAACACAAATAGAAGATAAAAATGTTGTATATGAATTTTATAATTCAAATGCAGTGAAAAAATTACTTAAATTTAATTATTGAGAGGAAAAAAGACAGGTTAAATACCTGTCTTTTTTTTATATATGTTTCCAACTTAATCTATTAACTATCTTGAATATACATCCAACTCTAACATTGAATATTTTTGCAAGTTCTATTTGTTTATACTCTTTTTTATCCCAATATGATCTTATCAATAATATATCACTTTCTTTAAGTTTTGAACCACCATTATTCTCACCACTTATTTTTTCTATAGATAAATTATTATGTTTCTTTCCCAACATAGGTGGAACATATTCATCACTATCTATTCTTTTCTTTTGTGAAAGAGACATTTTACTTATAGTTTCATTTGAATAAATCCCTGTTTTGCCCTTATTCCAAGGTTCTTTATTTTTCATTCTATCACTTGCCTTCTTTCTACTCTCGGTAGACCACTTAACACCTGTATTATTATGTGCAACCTTTCTTATATTATATTCAGGTTGAAAGAAGTCAATCCAGTTTTGTTCTCTAATAATTAAGTTAGATTTATCAACATATTCTATTACTTCAAATATGAAATTTTCAGAGCCATATTTGTTAAAAGCTCTTTGTAAATGTATATTTACATGTTTATTATTTGATAACTTATGTCTATGAACATTCCATCTATTTTTTATATTTGATGCACTACCAACATAAATATCATTATTAATTATATTTCTTATATTGTAAATTCCTGTTTTCATATAGTATATATTAAAAAGTCAGCCTCTCCTTTACAAAATAATAAAAACAAATAGAAGATATAATATATAATAGTATGACAAAAATTGACTTCCTATTTATACAACTATACATTAAAAAGAAATATAATAAAAAGGTTGAAGAATATTTCAACACAACAAAACAAAGTGTCTCTGATTGGCGTATTAAGAATGAATTACCTCCTATTAGGTTAATTCAATTTTATGATAATGAGAAAACACTTGATTTAGAAAAACTATTAAAAATAATTTATAAAAATGGAGAAGAATAATATTGAAATTGAAAGTGTAGAAAATGAATTAAATGATAAATATTTAAGAAAATGTGCAGAACTTGAGAACTACAAAAGAAGAGTTCAAAAAGAAAAAGAAGATTTGGTATTAAATACCAAAACAAAAATGTTATCTGCTGTATTAGATATGGATAGTGATATTACTATTGCTATTAAATCAATGGATAAGGTTGATAAAGGTTTATTATTAATTGCTCAAAAATTAGAAACATTCCTTAAAAATCAAGGAATTGAAACTATTCAAACTGAAACCTATGATGAAGATTTACATGAAGTAATCTCTGTATTAGAAACAGGTGAAAGTAAAATTATTGATGTTGTAACTAAAGGTTATTCATTAAATGGTAAAGTATTCAGATATCCTAAAATAGTTTTAAGTAGATAATGAATGATGATAGAACTATATTTGATTTAAGAGAAGATCCAATGTTAAGAGAAGAATTACTTGATACATTGGAAAGTATGTTAAGATCACGTAGTTCTAATTTCAGAGATACTGTTAGTTATGTATTGGATAATAAATTGGACCTATTCAAAGATTTTGATGGTCCTGTTTATGAAGGTGAAGATAGTATGTTGGACTTAATTTTACCTGCAATCACAAGATTGTATGGTAAATATTTTATTACACCACCAACTATGTTAAAATTAGAAAAATTAGAGTTATATCAATTATCATTTGATATAGACCACTTTATAGATTATCTCATAAATATATTACCAAAGGTTAAAAATTCACTTGCTACTCTTGAGAGTTTAGATAGAACAGCAGAGACTTTATCACTTGTGGTAGATAATTATATAGCAAATAGATTCAAATATGCATATGAGTGTGGTGATATTCTACAAGAAATTAGAGAAGTAAAATTAAAAAAATTAACTAAATAAAAAGGGAGGAAGAATTATTTAATATATATAATAAATATTAAATTAATAATGACTAAGCTATGTAAAAAATGTTTTCATGATAAACAAATAGAAGATTTTTATAAAAATAAAAAACTTAAAGATGGTTATGAAAATAAATGTAAAAAATGTGTTTTAGAAGAAAGAAGTAGTAAAAAGGACATATATTCATTATATAACAAAGAATACTACAATAATAATAGAGATAAAATACTTTTAAATAGAGTAGATAATGATAAAAAGTATTACATTAATAATAAAGAGTATATAAGTTATAAAAACAAAGATAACTATATTCTTAATAAAGAACTTATTTTAAATAGAAATAAAAAATGGGTCAATGATAATAAAGAATATGTTTCAAGTTATAAAAAGGAATACAATATAAAATATAAATCTATTAGAAATAAAAGACATACTGATAATATGATAAATGACCCTTTATATAGATTAAGACATAATATTAGAGGTATTATTAGTAATTCTATAAAAAGTAAAAATGATAAAACTATAGAAATTGTTGGTTGCTCTTTTTATGAACTAAAAACATATTTGGAAAGTATGTTCACTGATTGGATGAATTGGGAAAATTATGGAAAGTATAATGGTGATTTTAACTATGGTTGGGATATAGATCACAAAATACCTTTGTCATCAGCAAAAAATGAAGATGATATAATAAAACTAAATCACTATACCAACTTACAACCATTATGTAGTAAAATAAATAGATATATAAAAAAGGATAAGTTAAATTATGAGAATATGTCAATATAGAAATTGTGATAAAGATATTAGTAATATGAGAATAAATGCAAAATTTTGTTCTAGAAATTGTAAATCTTGTGAAAGAAAATATAAAAGTAATGAAAAAAAGAAATTATTAAAAAATGGACTTATATAATATTTTAGAAATTGATAGAAATGCTTCCCAGGATGAAATAAAGAAAGCATATAGAAGATTATCAAAAAAATATCATCCAGATGTAAATAGTGAAAAAGGATCAGAAGATAAGTTTAAACAAATTGCAGAAGCATATGATATACTATCTGATGAAAATAAAAAATCTAATTATGACAGATTTGGAACAACTGATAATAGAAATCAGAGTAATCCTTTTTCAGGATTTGGACAAGGATTTGGAGATATTTTTGAACAATTCTCAGACATATTTGGTTCAAGAGGTAATCCACAACAAGCAAGAAGACAAAAGGGTGGAGACTTGAGAATTAAAGTTTCTTTAACTATTGATGAGATTATTAATGGTTGTACAAAGAAATTAAAATATAAAAGGCAAGAAACTTGTCAACCTTGTTCAGGTAAAGGTGGATCTGATGTAAGAAGTTGTATTCCTTGTGGTGGAAGAGGAAGAAGAGTAGTTACTCAAAATACACCATTTGGTCAGGTGAGAACTGAAACAGGTTGTCCAGATTGTAATATGACTGGTAAAATTGTTCATAACAAATGTAATTCTTGTAATGGTGATGGTACTACTTTAACTGAACAAACAGTTGATGTTGAAATACCTAAAGGTGTATCAAATGGTATACAATTAACTATGCAAGGATTTGGTAATGCAATTCGTGATGGTATCAATGGTGACTTACAAATTATGATTGATGAAATCAGAGATTATAGTTTTAAAAGAGAAGGTGGTAATATCATAATTGAAAAAGAAATATCTGTACTTGATGCTATTATGGGTGCTAATGTTAAAGTTAATACACCTCATGGTGAAATGGTTGTTACAATTCAACCAGGAACTCAACCAGGTACAGTAACAAGAATGCATGGTAAAGGTATTCCAGATATTAATTATGGATTAGGTGATTTGATTATCAACTTAAAAGTTAAAGTACCTACTAATGTTACAATGGATGAAAGATATGTATTAGAGAAATTAAAAAACTCAAGTAATTTCAATGTCTAAGAAGTATATGGTTAGTTGTGATCCAGCAACAGAGGACCCAACCATGTACACATTTGTATATGATTGGGTTGAGATTAAACCTGATAAAAATATCTCTCGTATGAAAAAGATAGAGAGAATCTTAAAAGACTATTCAGCTGAATAGTCTTTTTTGTATTTAGGTTTTCTTGTATAATTCTTTGCAGTTTTATGAACTTTATGAGTTGCAGTCCATCCAATAGAATTTTGAACTTCCATTTCTCTAGAAGCTTTTTTTCTTGATTTTATAATTTGTTCTTTAGTAATTTTTCCAATTGTTGTCATAGTGTGAGAGATTTTGTTTGTTTGTTATTGTGAGTACAAAGATAGCATTTTATTTTTAATATATACTATAAAATATAAAAAATTTTATGGCAGATACAGCAGATTATATTCCATTTCAAGGTGGTTGGACAATAGATGAGTTTATTGATTTAATACAAACAGAAGTTAGTGTATCTTGTGCATTACCTAAAACCTTACCTGATGCTAACTTACGTCAAATAATTGAAACAAGAGCTTTACCTTGGTTTTATAGAAATTACCAGTATGCTGTTCAGAAAATTTATTATTTAATAAAAAGAGAAGCATTCTTTTCTGATGAGTTCACTAAATATAATTATGTTAATGTTCCTTGTGAAATACAATCAGTTATTTACTTATATGAAGTTAGAAGTGCATCACTTTTCCAATTGGGTATTAACACACCAAACTTATCAGTAAACTTAGGGGTTACTAATCAACCTTACTTATCATCTTATGTAACAACAATTGGTGAATTAGGAGTTTATAAAACATTATTAGATAATATGTCTGATATGCTAAATCAGTTAAATAAATACACACTTAAATATTCATTCAATCAATTAAATCATAGATTACATATCTTAACTAAAGTTGATACTGATGTTATTATTGAAGCCTATGCAAATATACCACAAGAGAATTTATTCAAAGATGACTTATTCTTTAAGTTTTGTGTTGGTTGGGCTAAAGTTCAATTAGGAAATATGATGGGTATGTATGATTTCGTTTTGCCTGGAAATGTAAAAATTAATCATGCTAACTTGATTACTCAAGGTCAGGCAGAGATTAAAGAAGTTGAAGAAGAGATTAAGGGTCAGTCAAATTCCAGTTGGTTTGTGATGGTTAAAAAATAACTTGTTGATTATCAAGTATTTACAAAAATTATCAATTTATTTACCAGGAGAGGTTAAGTTTTTAATATATAGTATATGGAAGAAATTAAATATACAATATACAAACTTATTGATCCAATATCTAATGATATTAGATATATTGGATTGACCTTTAATACCTTAAAACAAAGATTAGGTTCTCACCTTGGAGAAACTGGTAAATCTCACAAATGTAATTGGATTAAAAACTTAAAATCAAATGGATTAAAACCAATAATAGAATCAATTGAAGATAATATATCATCTTATGATGAATGTTGTCTAAGAGAGATATATTATATTGATTACTATAAAAAAATTGGTTGTAATTTAACCAATTCTGCAAGTGGTGGTAATAAGAATAAAAAGATGTCTGATGAGACAAGGAAAAAGATGTCTGATGCTCAAAAAGAAAGATATAAGACATTTAAGTTAGTACTTACAGAAGAGACTAAAAGGGTATTAAGTAAAAAATCAAAAGAAAGATTTCAAAAAGAGGAAGAAAGAGATAAATTAAGAATATCTAATAAGAGATATGAAGATTCCAAAAATGAGGAACAAAAATTAAATGATATTTTAGTTCAACAGACATCCAAATCAGTTTTTCAATATGATAAAGATATGAACTTTGTATCTGAATATCCTTCAATAAAATATGCTGCAAAGAAAAATGGTATAGCTTGTTCCAATATATCTAAATGTTGTAAACATAAGGTTGTAATGGTTGGTGGTTTTGTTTGGAGATTTGAAGGAGACTTAGAGCCACCTGTTTATAAAAGTGGTGGTATAGTTATCAAATATGACTTAGATAATAATTTTATAGAAGAGTATAAAAATGCAAATGTTGCTGGAAAAGAAAATAATATAAATGGAAGTCATGTTTCAAGATGTTGTAAAAAAGTTACTAAATCAGCAGGTGGTTTCATATGGAGATATAAAAATGATATTGATATTTAATATATAATCTATGAA